TACATCGACACCTACAGCGCAGGATTTGAGATCAGTTCAACTGCACCTGCGGGTATCAATGCAAATGGCGATCAATTCGTCTATTGGGCTATTGCTTAAAGGAAACAAAATGCAAATCAGAATCAGAACAACAGGCGCAGTCATGTACGAGAGTGAATTTCGTGCATACACAAAAGCTAATGGAGGCCCATCATGGGATACAACAACAACTGAAGTCTTAGAGGCTTTGGGTGCTGATGTAGTCTTTGAAGGCCCACAAGCTACTGGTGGAACTGTTTACCAATATTCTCAAGCCAATGGTGTTGAGCAAGTTGATGGTAAGTGGTACACCAAATATATCCTCGGCCCTGTCTTCATTGACCAAGTGGTAGATGGTGTAACTACTACTGCTGCTGAACAAGAAGTAGCTTACAAGGCTTCTAAGGATGCTGAACAGGCTAAAAGTGTTCGTCAAAGCCGTGATGACAAGCTAAAAGAATGCGATTGGACACAAGTAGCAGATGCTCCTGTTGACAAAGCAGTATGGGCTACCTATCGTCAAGCCTTGCGTGATGTGACTACGCAGACAGGTTTCCCTTGGACTATCACTTGGCCTGATGCGCCATGAGCGAAGAGAAAATCATGACAGACGAAATAACTCACGCTCAAATCTATGAGCGTCTATGTGCTGTTGAAGCCAAGGTAGACCAGTTAGATAAGAACACACAAGCTGTGGTGGTTGCATTCAATGCAGCCGCTGGTGCATTCGTTGTGCTTGAATGGCTTGCTAGAGCAGTGAAGCCCATCTTAATTATTGGTGCTTTCTGTGGAGCTATATGGCTTGCTATAGAAAACAAGCTGCATCAGTAATACTCTTATTATTAATATCTTTCCCTATCGGGTCCAAGGAGGAAAAATATAAGTGTGTCCGATGGACATGGACCGGAGATGTATATAACAGAAAAGTTGTATGCATTGAATGGAAAAAGGTTGAGCGATGATTGATCCTATCACCGCACTAGCTGGCATACAAAGTGCCATCAGCATGGTCAAGAAGGCCAGCAAGATAGCCAATGATTTAGGTTCTCTTGCTCCGATGATTGGCAAGATGTTTGATGCTAAGAGTGTAGCTACAAAGGCTATGCTTCAAGCAAAGCAATCTGGCAAAGGTTCCAACATGGGAACTGCTTTACAGATTGAGATGGCCTTAGAACAAGCAAGAGCATTTGAAGAAGAATTAAAAATGCTCTTTATGACCACAGGCAAGATCGATGTCTGGAACAAGATTAAAGCTAGACAAGCTGACATGGACTTAGCTGATGCTAAGGAGTTAAGTGCTTTAAAGAAAGCTGAGAAAGAAGCAAAAGAAAAAGAACAAGAGATGAATGAGATAGCTATGGCAATTGGTGCTGTGTTTTTTGTTCTGTTCTTGGTATTTGTTGGTGTAAATGAATTGATGGACTTCTGCCAAACCACTAACAGATGTGGTGGAAGATGAATGGTGAGAGAACATCGTGAACGAATATCAGAAGACCTTTGACTTATGCCTCAAGATATTTATCTACGGGTGTGTGGCATTGTGGTTTCTAGGTTTCTTAAAGTTCTTGCCAGATGACTTGTCTGACAAGATTGTTAATCTTTTACTTGGAAGGGTTGGGTTAGGAAAATGAAAATTACTTCTTACCAAGAGAATGCCCAAAGATTGTCAGAGGCTCATAGAGTAATACATCAACAGAATATGAAGCGTTTGGCAGAGTTAACCAGACAATGTGAACAACAACAAAAAGCGCAGGAAATTAAAACACAATGGGCTAAATCTGTGGATGTTAGGGTATGAAGTATTTATTATTGTTATTGTTGCTTACTGGTTGTGAGGATAGGTACAGATACTTCTGTCAAAACCCTGACAACTTTCATGCTGAGCAATGTCAGAAACCTAGATGTCAATTCACACAGACATGCCCTGAGTATTTAGTTGCCCCTATCTTGGAGAAACAAATTGAGAGAACTGCTAATCAAAATGCTGACACCCAACCAGCAACCAAAGCCAAAGCTAACCCCTGAAGAAATTGAAGTAAGGATTTGGGGATTTGTGGTGGTGGCTATCACCATCATTCTCTTTGGTATTGTTTTTGCCCTGCTCTATTCTGTGACCTTTGTGACACAGCCTATTAAGAGTATGGCTCCTATTGATCAAGCATATACCAAGATGCTTAATGATATAGTATTACTTATTGTTGGTGGTATTGGTGGCATTGTAGGTAAGAGGGCTGTTAACTCAGCTACCAATGCTTTTAAACCACCTCAGCCTCCAATGCAGGGCTGTGGTAGCTTTAATGGTGGTGGTGGCTATGGGGGTAGCTATGCCTCCCCACAGTCTGCCTATGGTCTTCCTAGTCAGCCCTTTGGGGCTATGCCTGTATGGAAGAACCCTGAGTTGGATGAAAGCTGGACTCCCGGTCCTCCTCCAACCACACCACCAGAACATTTAGAATCTGATGATGAGCGTGAGGAAATAGCAGAAGCTAGGAAAGAGGTAGATTGATGTTACCTATTCCACTTCCTTGGCTTATTATTAGTGCAACCATTGCACTGTTTGGCACATATCAAGTTGGTCATCATTATGGCTGGATTGAGCGTGACGAAGAGATGCAGATAGAGATAGCTAAGAAGAATGATGAAGCCCGTGAGATAGAGAAGAACATGGCTTCTAAGCTTGCTGATAAAGAAACAGCGTTGAGAAAGGCAAACAATGAAATATCTAAGAAGCAGTCTGCTATGCGTGAGCTTGCTAACACTGGCAGGTTGCGCCTCCCCGCCCCCAGTTGTGTTCAAGCCAGCACAAGTGCCGCCCCTCCCACAGGAGATAGCGGAGATAATGCAGCCGAACTTGAGCGACAGACTATTAACACTCTTATCGACATCGTTGCCGAAGGAGACAAAGCCATCGTCAAACACGCCCAATGTGTCGCAGCCTACAACGAAATGAGAGAGCTAGTAAATGGTAAACGCTGAACAACTAAGACAACTTAAGATTGATCCTGCCTTGGTAGATCCTTTTAATGAGACTTTCCAAAGGTTTGGTATCACTACACCAGCACAACAGGCTTCATGGATTGGTCAATGTGGACATGAGTGTGGGAACTTTCGTATTATGGAAGAGAACTTAAACTACAGAGCACCCACCCTGCTTAAACTATTTCCTAAGACACCTAAGCGTCAATGGGGTTTTACCCCTGAGGAAGCTGCAGCCTATGAGAAGCAGCCTGTTCGTATCGCCAATAGGATTTACGGCAATCGTATGGGCAACAGGGATGAAGCTAGTGGGGATGGTTTTCGTTTCCGGGGATCCGGATTTCTCCAGCTAACTGGACATAGCAACTTCTATCACGCAGGTCAAGCCTTAGGTGTAGATTTTGTTATGCAACCAGAGCTGGTGCGTACACCTATGTATGCTGCCCAGACTGCCGGATGGTTTTGGCAGACTCACAGACTCAATCAGTATGCCGATAGTGGTGACATCCTCACTATGACAAAGCGTATCAATGGTGGTACTATCGGACTTGAAGATCGTAAGAAGCATATCGAACATGCCTTACATGTATTAGGTGGTTGACTAAGCCCCTAATTTGTGGTATGACAAGGCATAAAGGTATATAATGTTACCAACTTCTCTAAGTATTATTGGCAGAGAAGTGCCGATTAGGGTTGTAGATGTATTCCCAGAACAACTGGGAGAGTACAGCTATGATGATTATGCAATTAAAATAAAGTCTGGTCAGCACCCCTTAGCGGAGGCAGATACATTGTTACATGAATGTATACACGCTATAGACGACTGCTTCCAATTAAAACTGTCAGAGAGGCAGGTGTATTGTTTAGCTGTAGGAGTGTTAGCACTACTCAGAGATAACAGAAATATGCTTAGCTATTTAACTGAAGCAATAGAGAAACCAAGAAACATATGAAAGATTTTACAGCACAACAAAAGGAAGTCGTAGCTAGGAAGCTAGGATACGATGGTCCTATGCAGGGCTTTGATGAGTTTATTTCATCTTCTCCTGCGCTAGAAGCTAAGTATGCTGCCATCTCTGGTAAGTTTGTTGAGCGTATGGCTAAGGGTGGAGTTGTTAAAGGCTTGAAGTTTGTGGCTGGTGGTACAACACCAGACATTGAACAAATTGTTAGAGATCAATTTGCCACTATTGGTAGAACTGGTATTGGAGGAGCCGCCAGTAACATTGACCCCCAAGGATTTAAAGACTGGGTTACTCATTTAACAAATCAGCCTCAAGACATTGCTAACATTACTAATGTGTTCCAGAATTCTGTAGCTGATTACATGGCGCAAAAGCCAGATGATAAATATACAGAATATGTTAAAGACTATCTTGCTAATAAAAATAAAGTAGGAGGCACTACAACGGCTGGTGGTGTTACTCTTGGTGCAGATGGTAAACCAAGTGTTGGTGCTGCTGCTTCAGTGACAGCAGCAACAGTTGATACCAACGCAAATCAAAACGTATCTACTACAGCTAGAGCAGACGAATCTGCTAATGTAGCCACCCCCGCTGCTACTGTTAAAGCAGAAACTGCTGCTGCTCCTGTTGCAGCCAAAGCTGCTACATATCAAGCACAGCAAACTGCTGAAGATGTATCTACATTATTAAAAGGTGTTACTCCAGCAGTTGGTACTGTTGGTGCATCTAGCCAAGTGGCTGCACAAACAACGGATCCAACAAAGACAGCATTGGCTGGCCTCACTGCTGCAATAGGATCTGCCCGTACTGTTGAAGGTGCTCCCACTAGGACACTACAAGAAGGCGAACAAGTATCTGCTGCTGTTGATGCTGCCAAAGCTGAACAAGTAGCTAAGGCTACAGAAGCTTCTGCTGCTCAAGGAACAGTGACAGAAGACATGACTGTTCAAGGACAGCTTGCCAAGCTCACTGCCAACTTTGATGCTAAGAACCCACCTTCGTGGGCTGCTGGTGCTCTTAGAGAAGCCACTGCTGTAATGGCAGCTAGGGGTCTTGGTGTTTCTAGTATGGCAGGTCAAGCCATAATTCAAGCCACTCTTGAGAAAGCTTTGCCTATTGCTGCTGCTGATGCTGCCATCTTTCAGCAGATGGGACTACAAAACCTATCTAACAAACAACAAACTGCTGTGCTTGCTGCACAACAACGTGCCACTTTCTTGGGACAGGAGTTTGATCAGACCTTCCAATCAAGAGTTACCAACGCTGCTAAGATTTCTGACATTGCCAATCTCAACTTTACAGCAACACAACAAATTGCTCTAGAGAATTCTAGGATGGCACAAACAGTTGATCTTGCAAACCTTAGCAATCAACAAGCCACCATCATGGCTTATGCTGCACAGGTAGCAAATCTTGAGGTTGCTAATCTAACCAACAAACAGCAAGCTGCTGTTGTTAATGCTCAAGCCTTCTTGCAGATGGATCTGTCTAATTTAACCAATCAACAACAAACAATATTATTCAAGACACAACAGATGACAACTTCATTGTTATCTGATTCTGCTTCTATGAATGCTTCTTTGCAGTTTAATGCTGCAAGCACAACACAAACGGATCAGTTTAACAGCACAATATCTACACAGGTTACACAATTCAATGCCACTCAGAAGAATGCCATTGCTCAGTTTAACACTGACCAAGAGAATGCAATAGCTAAGTTTAATGCTGAGGTGCAGAACCAACGTGATACTTTTAATGCTACACAACGATTGGTTATTGATCAGTCTAATGCTCAATGGCAAAGAGAAATTGCTACAGCTAACACAGCAGCAACAAATGCAGCTAATGCTTTGAACGCTCAGTTGTCGCAGAACATGACACTTGCTGAGTATAACAATGAAACACAGCTTTATAGAGACAATGTTTCATTTGCTTGGCAAGGTGGACAGAATGATTTGGATAGAGCTAATAAATTAGCAGTTGCCCAGACAGGAGCTGCTGCTACAACTTCAGCAGCAAGAACCACTTCAAATGGCAATATGATAAGTTCAATAGCTAAAGCAGCAATTGTATTATCTGATGAGCGTATGAAAGATGTACATGGTCCTATTACTAATGCTCTAGATAAGATTAAAGAGATTGGTGGATACTCTTACAACTACAAAGTAGAGGCTGAACCTTTTGGTTACAGCAGTACAATTACTACAATGGGTGTGTTAGCAGGGCAGGTTAAGAAGGTGTTACCAGACGCTGTTAAGCCAGCACCTTTTAATGTTGGCTTTGATGTAGTGGACTACGCAGCAGTTAATGGCTTGCTAGTGGCTGCAGTTAATGAACTCATCACTAAGGTTGATTTACTTTCTACACGATTGAATGATCTGGAGAAGAAATAATTATGAAGAATTTTAAAAAGTATTACAGCAAGATTAATAGCATTGTTGATAAGACTATGCTAACACCTAAAGTTGACCCAGTGTCAAAAGGTATTGTGCAACGTCCAGCGAAGAAGGAAGAAGTACCAGTAGGAAAGATGACTGTTGAACAACAAGTAGCTAGATATGTTGAGATTATTCGCAAGCAAAAGAAGGAACTTCTAAATGATAAATCCTGAAGAATTTCTAGAAGCTCCTATTCCCGGTATGTCTTTGACAACAGAACCGGGTAATTCTCCTTGGGAACAACCTCCTCAACTTGTAACACTTCAAGAGGTAGCTGATTACTATATTAATAATCTTACAGAAGATCAAGAAGCCATTGATAAAGTTCTTGATGCTATTGAAGCTGGTGCTCCTTTACAAATATTAGCTAATGCGGTCATTACATTTAATATGATGAAGGGTATTCATACTATTGATGTGGGCTTCTTAGTAATGCCTATCATTGTTGAAATGTTTATCACCTTAGCAGAACTGAATGATATTCAATATTTTATAACTCCAGAAGATAGTCTTAAAGGCAAGGTATTAAATAGAGATCTTGTGGAAAAAATTGTTAATAGTTCAGAAGCTAAAACTGAAGAAGCTCTTCAATCTCTAGCTCCTGTTAGTAAAGGTTTAATGTCTAAAGGAAATATGTAATGGCTGCTTTTTTACTACCATTTTTAGCAGGTGCTCTTGAGGGGTTTGCTGAAAAGACTAAACAAGAAGACCTAATTAATGCTTCTGATATTCAAGAAAAACTTAAAGCTTCTTATACCAGTAGACAGGAAAAGAAAAAAGAACTTGATACTGAAAGAACATCGGCAACTAAAATTGTTAATTCTCTTAGAGGTATTGAGTTTGCTGATGGTCCTTTGGACAATAGTCAGCTAATCAACATTGCTACTAAACCTAAACTAGCTGAGAGTATTCTTAAGAAACTAGATGATGATCCAGAATGGTTTAAGAAAACAAACAGGGGCTTCATTAAGTCAGTCGAAGGTGTTGATCCAACTACTGATATCAACAAACACTTTGACAATGTCTATCGCTTACAAAAAGAAGTGGGGGCTAATGCTGAATCTTTTTTTGCTGCCCCTGAAGATGCTTCGTTCTTAGAGAAGAGAACAGCTAGAAAGAATTTAATGGTTGCTAAGCAGACAGCAGCTAAGCTTGGTGTGTCTTTAGAAGACTTAATGTCTTCATATAAGTCATCCTCTTCCTTTGTTTCTAACATGGGTAGAGTAGATCCTTCTGCTTTAACTAAGCCTGAAGACTTTGATAAGATGGAGAAAAGACTTAAGGCTGAGTTTGTTAAAGCTCAGCAGTCTGGTGATCCAGAAGCAATTTCTAAAGCTGATGCTAACATTGGTAGGCTTGTCATCTTGAATGAGAAGATGAGACTTGAGAAGAAGTCTGAAGCTGAAATTCAAAGTGACATGGTTACAGATATTCAGAAATCTAAATCTGAAGGTACTCCGGCTGGTCAATCTAAGGCCAAAAACTTAGAAGCTTTATTAGAACAACGTAAAGCATTGTTACGGGCTTTGCCTACAGTTACAGTAGAGAGAACAACACAAAGTAATTGGATTACTATTGCTAACAGAGCAGTGTCTTCTAGAATGGAAGAGCTTATCCCCGGTAAGTTTATTTCTTCTGTTGCCTTGGATGGCACAATCACTATGACACCTAAGTCAATTGGTGCTACAGAATTTCAAGCTGCTATGACTAAAGCTAAGAATGAAGTTGTTAATGACTTCACTAGCAATGGTGCTCCTAAGTCTGAGTTTCATAAGAATGCTTTGATATCTATCGGTGTAGGCTTTAGAGGTGGTAGACCTGTGGTTGGTGGTAATGTATTAACTACTGCAGATGTTGAAGCTCAGAGGGCTGCTGCGGCTGCATCTGCAGCACCTGTCCCTGCACCTGCTGGGCCTGTAGTACCAGCATCTTCAGCAAGTGGTAGAACAACACCAACACCTGCTACTCCTTTGCCTTATACGGCAGATGGTAAGCCAGATATGTCTAGCTTAGTTACAGGTAAGACATACAGAGCTAGAGATGGCACAGCTAAAAAGTGGAACGGAACTAACTGGGAATAATTAATGGCAAACGAATTTGATCTATTCACTGCAGCCCCTACGGGGGCTTCTGTTTCACCTGTACAGGATGAGTTCTCTTCCTTTATTGCACCTCCAACGACACAAGCTTCTGCTTCAACACCAGAGAAACCAGCAGCAGACTTAACTAAACCTTCTTTCTTTATTCGTCCCCAGAAAGCTACAGCTTTGGTGGAGAGAGCAGCAACTATTAAAGAAGAAGAAGCAAAGAAGATTCCTTTTGATGATTTGTGGAAAGATAACAATAACTACAAAGTCATTCAAGAATATGCTCTTGCTAGATTTGGACAAGAAGAAGGTACTCCTAGAAAAGGAGAAACAAAGCAAGACTTTGTTAATCGTTTTGCTACGCACATGCGTATGCTAGATACTGGCAATGAGTTTAATAGTGTTGGTGAGCTACAGTATTTAAACAATGCTAAGAGAGAAGATATTCTTAAAGCAGGTGCTGTCTATGATTTGTTTAAGAACACTGCTGGTGTATTTGATGAGCAGAACAGAGGACAAAAAGGATTCCGTCCTGTAATGGATGTGTTATCTAGCATTATTAGTAGCCCCTCCACTGCTCTTACTTTAGGCACAGGTAAGATTGTTAGCAGTGGTTTAACAAAACTGGCAGCAGAGAAAGGCACTAAAGCTGCTCTCACTTCTGCTAAGGGTGTTGGTATGGCAACAGCTACACCAGCCGTTAGTGCTGCTACAACAGCAGCACAAGATGCTGTAGCACAGAAGATTGAA